TGTATTGGTTTGCATATTGTACTGCGTTTTAAAATCTCCAACGCCACCGTTAATATCAATTGTACCAAACTCAAAATATTCTACATCATTGCCCAATACCGAAGAAATCAATTTTGTGGTTTGCCTGGTATTAGCCATACTGTCTGTTCCTACTATGGTATACTCTATTGAAGAAACAGTACTTGATATAGTTGAATATAAAACTTGATCGGTTACATTATCTGTTGTTTGCCCGGTAACTGCGTTAAATGTTACCACATCATTCAAACTATAAGAATTTCCCACATGTAATGAATTTGATGTAACATTTCCATTAATGTCTATTACAGGAATTGGCGGTATCCCTACTGAATATCCACCTACTGAATTGAATGGGTCTGCTGACATTGTGATCCTAAAATGATTATATTAGTTATTTATCAATTTTAGTTCGTATTACCCATGTAAGCCAACAAAAAAGCACACTTTTTTACGAACAAGTGTGCCATTCTGTCTTCCCATCCCGTTGAGAATTTATACTGTATTTATAAAGTTTTCTGTTATTTTATGGTTTTACAATTGATTCCATGCCAACGTGCATATCCATTCACTGCAACTTCTTTTTCACAATGTGGGCATACTTTCTTTTCTCGCTTTAAGCCTCTTACAGCATCAGCTTTTTTGGCTATAGTTTCAGGCGATTGTTTTCTTCCTAATGCTTTTTCACGTTGTTTACTTTTAGTATCTTCACTATGAGTTTTTCCAAACATCCCGTTGTTTTCACCTCGATTTGAGTTTGCTAGATTAGCGAGCCAAGTGTCATTAAACGGAGCACGGGGTTTTCCAGTTTTCAATTGTCGCATTTTTTCTTTTTCTTCTTCTCGTTTCATTGCATTCTTTTCACCGGTAACCGATTCACGCTGTCGTTGATATCCTTCTTCACTGCGGTAAAACTTGTCACCATACATTGGGTTATTTTCACCGCGGGTTTTTTCGCTTTGCAATTTAGCGTATTCTTCTTTTAGGTTAGCATAAACTCTGCTGGTTATCTTTGTTTCATATCTTTGTTGGTTTTTATTTTCTGCCCGCATCATTCTTAGCGCATTCAACATTTTCCAATGTGCTTCACCTTCTTTGTGTATCTTCGTAAGTAACCAATGACATATAAAATGTTCTCTAGCGGTTATAAACACTAGATTGGTACTATCGTCTGAGCCACCAAGACTCTTTGGTATAATATGATGTCTCTCATATCCAGCGGTCCGCTGTGCAATACCGTTAGCAATTATTTGGTCATACCATTTTTTGTATTTGTTCATACTATTATTTATGTTTGTCAGTTCTATATTATATAATAGTATTATGATTAAGCAACAAAAAAGGGTGCCGAAGCACCCTTTTTTACTTTGTAATAAATTACAAAATTTAGATCAACTAAATGTCAAGTTGCTTACGGCGATTTCACCAACGTAGTCGGCGGCATTCCCGAAACTGCTCGCGGTATTAGTTAGCTCGATGTAGCCGTAACGTGTCATAAATGATACGACTGGCTCGAATGTTGACGGATCTAGAACAACACCACTACTCATCAATGGAATGTATGGGCAATAGAATGCTGCTGCGTCTGTCTCTGATGAACCTTTATAACCAACCAATACTGGTGTGCTATCAGGAGCATAGCTATCAACGAATACACGCATTGCGCCATTTAATGTGCCAACAAACTTAGTGTTTGTAGGTGCTTCAAATGTGCCTTCTGTTGTACGTGCAAATGCTGAAGTTGTAGCTGACTGTAATACTGTCAATGCTGCTGATGAAACAACTGCCCAGTTACCTGCACCACGACGTGTGCGTTGAGCGATCTTGTTAGCAACACGATTGATTAGAACAGCTAAAGCAGCGTGTTCGTCACCAACGTATGTAGCTGTACCAGATACAGTAGCTTGGTTAAATGTTTCTTCAGTTGTAGCTAAAGTGCGTAATGACAATAGAATTTCTTGGTCGATTTCAGCAGTGATTTCTTGTGCTAAAGCGGCCATGATTTCTGCTTCAACGTCAATACCATGTTGTGATTGAGCGTCTTGTGCAGCTTCGAATGTCCAACGTGCTTGTAACTTACGTGATTTGGCTTCGACAGCCTGACGTAAGATTTGTACGCTGATCTGCTTACCACCATTGCCCTCTAAACTAGCAGTACTACCGCCAGTATAGCTGGATGTTGAACCAGTAGCTTGTGGTACAGTTGAATAAGCCTGAGCAATTTTGAATGGGCTCAATGCTTCTTCGCCTGCTGTAACTGATGTACTAGCTGCTGAGTTGTCTGTTAAACCCTGAGCGTAACGTACACGTAATGTATGAATCTGTCCAACTGGACCAGTCATTGGCTGAACGCCGACTAGTTCGTTAGCGATAACTGTTGGCATTACACGACGGATAACAGGTAGAATTACACGGTTAAGTGTAGCAATGTTACCAGCTGTGGTTGTACCAGAGCTTGATTCTTTTAATAATGACTTGCGAGTGTTTTCTAAAATAACACTCATTGTTGAGCGGCGTGTGCCTTTAAGACCTTCTAACAGAGCTTCTTTGGTCTCATCCCAACGGCTTTCTAAGAGTACTTGTGACATAATATATTTCTCCTAATTCGTATGTCTATTAAAGCCCTGCCAAACGTTTGATATCGATTACGTTGTCACGTACTTCGGTATCAACTGGTTGTTTAACGGCAGCTTTATCCCCAGTTACAACAATACTTTCTGATAAAACAGCTTTTTTAACTGGTTTATCAATTGAGTTATTGAGTACTGCTGGTAGATATTTGTCGAAGGCAACTTTCAATTTTGGTGTCTGTGTGCCTTCTAGTAAGTTCTTCATTAAAGTTGCTTTTTCTTCGTTTAATGGACTTAGCAATTCAGCTAAAGTCTTTTCACGTAGATTGCTTTCTTTAATAATACGAACTTCACGTTCCTTGTTTTCAACTAATTTTTCTAGTTGAGTTTTACTATTAATGGATTCAGCTAATTGAATATCTTTTTCTAATAGTTGGTTCATTAACTTGCGGGTATCAGCTTTTTCATTTAAATGAGTTACACTGAATTCACTTGCAAATGATTCAAATATCTTACGACCAAAATTGTTCTCCCGAGCAACTTTGATATCTTCTTTCAATTGGCTTATTTCACCCTTTAGATGTTTGGTTACAGCAGTGTTCATACGTTTGGCACTTTCACTAACGAACTTAGTTTTAAGTGCTACAAGTTGTGTACGACCTTCAGCAACTAACTTAACCTTGGCTTCAACTACAGCTTGTTTGTCTTGTGCGAATTCTTTAATTTCACGTGCAAGAGCATGAACAATAAATTGCTCTAACTTTTGCTGACTTTCAAGTTGTACTTTACGATCACTACGTAGTTCTTTGATTTCTTCTGCTAATTTTGTTACCATAAAATCATTGAATTTGTTAGCGTTTTCACGTAATGCGATTTGAGCTTTTACTCGGTCTTCATTCATTGCTTTTCTATCACTATGAAATTCATTGATTTCATCTGATAAACTTTCTGTTACCATTTTATCTAGGGCTTCTACCATTACATCTTTATCGTGTTCATAACGTTGTGCAAATTCCTCGCGGAGTTCTGCACGTACTTGTTCACGGGCTTCATTTAACTTTGATTCCCAAGCTTCGTTTATGGCGATGCCTGTTTCTTCGTTAATGATTCCTGTTTCTAACAATGGTTTGATAGCATCTAGCATATCTTTTCCCCTATTTAATCTTGAGATCGTTTATTAAACGAATTACTTCGCTTTTTAAATATCTCTGTACTTTTGTGTTACCGCCTGCTTCTTTTGCCATTTCAAACACTTTATGTCCATGTCTCATGTTCATGAGATTTTCATAAATTGCTTTTGGATATGCATTGGGAGCTGAGGGCTGGGCAACAATATCTACAGTGACAATTTCAAAGTCACTGACACGGCCATTAGCATCATCTACGTTTCCGCTTCCTCTGCTACTTACACCTAGTTTGACACCACTCTCCAACATTGTCTTTACTAACTGACCCATTGGAGTTGGTAGAATTTTGAGTTTGCCAAAACCATTAGGACCATCCATCCACATATTTGTTATCATGTGACTTACACGGTCTAAATTGATTTTGAGGTCATCTGGGTGATCAACTTCACCTAGAACACTGTGACCTTCGGAAATTTGTTGATTAAGAGTATCTACTGCGGTTTCAATTTCATTTACGGGATAAACACGCTCATTAGCATTTTTAACACCGCCTTGGATAAAAATCCCTTTCATGTAAAGAGATTTTTTATCACCCTCGCCATCACTTTCGACCACTATGTTAGCGCGGTCGAAAGTGAGATTCTCCTTAAGATACAAAGCCATGTCTCTTAGGTTTCCTTATTATACTTTTTTCTTTGTTGCTTTTTTGCCTTCAGCAACTGGACTCTTTGTGTTAACTTGAGTTGCTTGTGCTGTGTGTGGCTTAGGAGCTGCTTCAGTTTTTGCGCCTTTATGAGCTGGAGAATTTTTCCAATCATTAGCGTGTTTTACTGATGTCTCGCCCTTTGTTCCATAGTTACCAGGAGCTTTTGGTCCTGTTGGAACTGTTTCTGCTGTACCAGTCATGTTAACTGCTTTAGCACCAGTCTGTACAACTTTAGGCTTAGTTAATGCTGGGCTTCTTGTATTTGAGCCATCATCACCACCAATTTTGCTACCATATAGACCTGGAACTTGCTTTAACTGAATTGACTCTTCCAATGACTCTTCCTCTTCTTCATCATCTGAGGATTCCATCATTTCTTCGTCATTCATGTCCATGTCCATGTCGCCGCTCATTTCTTCGCCGCCCATGTCGTCGCCGTGCATTTCTTCGGATTCCTCGTGGCCCATTAGTTCTTCAAACTCAGCCATTAGTTCATCTAGTTTATCTTCTAGATCAACAACGCGGTCTTCTAAGTCGGCTTCTTCGTGTTCTTCGCCGTTCATTTCATCTTCGTCATCGTGCATTTCGATGTCAGCAAATTCGTCATCTTCTTCGGTCATGCCTTCTTCTTCAGCACTGATTTCGTCTAACAATCCACCAACTTGGTCAGACTCATCCATATCTTCTTCGTAGGCTTCATCAACCTGTTCTTCGTCTGCCATCATTGACTCATAGATTTCTCTTGACTTTTCTACAACGATATCGTGAAATAATTCACGGGCTTGTTCTTCATTCTCATTAATGATTAGGTTAATGAGTTGTTCAAATTTTTTGTTATCCATTGTTAGTTTCTCCTATGTTAATGGCTTTGTAATAGTTATTTAGTGTGTAGTCGTGAAAATAGCTTTAAAACTGCTATTTTTTTGCGTTTTTAATTAAGATACAGGGGATTTATGGTAGTTGGGGTTCTGTTGCGGCAGGTTGATACTGTTTACGTACTTTTTTAAGAGTTTGGGCTTTCTCATATGACCTAACATCATTCATCTTACGTAGCTTACGAATCTGTCTTAATGTTAGTTTTGTTTTGCGAGATTCTTTCCATTTAGGCGCACTGTTATCAGATTTTTCATCTTGATATCCGGGTATAGCTGGATCGAACATTTCAAATAATTTCATTTGGTTATTTCCTATTATGTATTTATTATTATTTTTCTAAATTACATTGTAGGCATTGCCGGACCTGCAGTTGTTGGGCCTGCTGGCATTGATTCTGGTCCAGTTACTGGCGGGGTAACCTCTGCTTGGCCTTCAGGTTGTTCAGGTGGTAGTTCTGCTTCTTGACTGTCAGTTTCTATGTCGCCTGCACTGATTCCAATACTACGCAAGTCGCTTCCCTTAACTGCTTCTTCTTCAGGTTTGGTTCTTTCTTCTTCCCATAAACGTTCGTTTTCTTTGATTTCTTCTTCAGTTAATCCTAAGAATCTTTCTAGTGCAAAACGCTTACTAATATATGGATAAGCTTCTATAGCTTGAAATGTAGACACACGATCTTTATCTAACTCACTTTGACGATATGCTGCAAAGTTTTGCGGTGCATTGAACTTAATGTCAAACAATCCAGAATCTATGTTAAATCCACGCCAACGCATGAATAGCTTAAATTCCTCGTTTAGTTTTTGGCAAACATAGTTCTGCAATCTTTCGCAGTATTGATTGAATCTAAACTCTTGTATCATTGCAGTTCCAACTCTACCGTCACTTAACGGAATCTGCCCATCTTCAGGACCAGTTGGTAAGTAACTGCTTGGAACACGTAAACCACGTGCAAGTCTATTGTTGAAGTATCGTAAATCGTCAATTTCACCGAGGTTTTGTCCACCCTGTAATAATGTGACATCACTGCCACGACCATCTGCAGTTACTGGAAAGAAATAATCCTCATTTATACTTAGGGGGTTGTATGTTGCATCTACTACACTTTGTCCACCCTGAACACTGGGGATACGTCTTTGGTGTATTTCATTTTTGACTCGGTCAACAAAAGCCATGGCCATGTGACTTGGCATGTTACCCACATCAATTTTAAATACTCTACGCTCCGGAGCACGACTTATACGATAGATAAGAATCGCATCTTCTAATAATTCTTTTTGTTTGTATACTTTAAAAATATTCTCTAGTATGCTTTGTCCAAAAGGCCAATATCTATCTAACCCCTCAGTTAAACTTAAATGTACAATATTTTTGGCATCAATTGCTGCTTCATTTAACCCTAAACTAAATCTGCTACCTGTTGTGCCATATGGCTCATTGGGAACTGTATAGCTATATGGCGCACTATAACCAGCTGTTGGTGGTTGTGCTTGAAAGTCATTGGTAGTTTTTGCTGCTATACTTAAATTTTGTAAGTTTGGATTAATGTCTTTAATAACATATTGTTCAGGCTTTTTACCCTCACTTTCA